CTATAAACTGCACATTACCTCTTAGGCTACATGCTTGTAAGAGCGTATCATGGTTGTTTTGTTGTTTTACAAGTTTGGTGTCAGGACCCTTGCGTGTAAGTGTTTCTGTTATATCCACAAGAGTTTTTACATTGATGATCATACATTATTTAAGATCATAAAAAAAGAGCCACTATAAAAGTGGCTCTTAATGTTTTGTATAAACGCTCTATTAGATAGCGTGTTCGTCTTTGAATACTGCTAGTACTGTTGTAACTGCACCTGTCACACCATGAGCATTTGAGCCCTCAGCTGTGTATGCGCCACCTGCACTTTGTACTGCTAGGATAACAACGTCTGTTGTACCTGATACAAATGCTGAACCGTCTGCTGTTGCTACGCCAGCGATTGTGTGTCCGTCAAATTGGATATCGTCTAGGATAGTCTTAAGTTCTGCTTCTGTGATGTCTGTCTTAGCAATGTTAACAATATTGGTTTGTCCACCTAATCCATTACTTAGACCTGTGGATGCTGTTGATGTAATTGCGGCCATTTTTTTCTCCTTATCTTAATGTCCTCACGTAAGCTCCTTACGTGTTAATACATATGTATTTAGCATACACCGGAAAAAACCAGTGATAATGCAAAAAAAAGGAGGTAAAAGTTACTTATTTTGCTGTTTGGCTTTGTTGTGTATGGTTCTAAGCATACCTACATAGGCAGGTCCTGCGGCAACAATATCGTTCAACATCTTTACTGCTGGTGCGTATGCTTGCACTACATTTCCTGGTATGGCTGTGCCTCTACCAGTCATTTCTACAAACTTACGTGCAAGAAATAAATTTTCTGACCCAACAATCGACTTGTACCATAACAAATCTTTAGAATCTATTGTCATGTCAGGAGTTGATACTGTAGGTTCATTATCTCTTACAGCACTAGTCTCAAGATCTCTTATTGCGGCAAGTTTTTCTAAATCATCAATAATATCACTAGAACGTAATTTTGCTCTACAGGCAAACAATAGCTTTGTAACAAACTTCTTCTTGTCTAGTGTGCTGATGCCTTGCCATGTGCCTAATGATCTCCTAATGCTTTTGTAATCACTATTGACTATTCCTAGTTCATTTTCAAGCCTTACAAACAATTGAGCAGTGTTTTGTGGGTCTTGTCCGTAGCTTAATTTTGTAATAAAACCATTTAGTTGCATAGTAGGAAGTGTAACAGATTTACGCTTACGTTTAGCCGCACCAGGATCTTTTAATTTGTTCAGTGCATTTTCATCACCTGTTACATAATATATAAAATTATATAAATCTGTGCCATTACTTCTAAAATATCTATAGCTATCATGTCCACTTGTCTTTTTAGCATAGGCCCTGACAGTGTTACTAAACGTAGGATATTTTCTAAGCATTTCTAGCACCAACATCGAAAGATATAATCTTTCACAACAATCTGTATAGGTCAATACTCTAGCATTACTAGAGTCCCTAGTCATCCTTGCTTCATTAATATCTTTGATGAACTCCATCATGTTACAAATATTTTTGTGAAAAAATTGCACCTATTTGTTTGTAGTCTTTACTATCTACAAAATCATGTAGGGTTTTAGCCATCTGTAACTCTCTTGTAAATTTCAACTTAACTTGTGGCTTTAGCTGATCGGATCTTAAAAGATTGCGAAGCTCTTGGGCTTGCATAGGATTCACTTCAATTTTTTCACCGTCATCAGTTACTACATGGGTCAAAGGATCTGCTCCACCTCTGGTGTCAATAATTTTTCCTAATTGATCAAATATTGGGTCTTTCTCAAAACTTTTGCCCATATCTCTTTCATCATCGTCCATTTCTTTGCCATAGTCTTTCATGTCAAAGTCATCAAATGTGCCTTCTTTCACTATGTCTTTAATACGCATATTATCTCTCCACTGCTCTGTTGGCCTTAGAGAAATACTCTCTAGGCACTAGTTTCATGTCACCTTCAGGATGTGCTAATACGTAGCCTTCTCCACCTTCGCCGTGACCTTCGATTGATTGTTTGACATCACTGTCGTGTGCATCAAACTGACGAATTATATCGTCTTTTACTTGCATAAGTTTAGTATGCAAATTCCATAAAGCATTGTATCCAACTTTGTGTGTTTCAATATATTCTGCTATTCTTTTTTTCTTGACTTCGCTTATACCAGCCTTGCCTTTTAACCATTGTAAGAAGTCTTCACCCATTCCTGTCATGCCTGTATCTACTTTACTATTTGTATATGCATACAATATTTTACTAAAATCTGTTAGCTTTAATTCTGAAAGCCGTGGTTTATTCAACAAGTCATCTATTGCCGCTTTATTTTTTGAGATAGATTGTTTTAGTTCTAATATTGCTTTGTTATCAACTTTTGCAGTTTTTTCGACAGTGACTGGTGGTACAGCAAATACATCTTTACCTTCAAAAGATTCAAATGTGCCCTGTGGCAGTGCAGACTCTTGTCCCTGTTCATCCATTAGTCTATGTATAACAACCCCTGTGCGACTTTCGCCTATACGTTTGCCCATGTCACTGTTTGCATCTACGGTATATGTTACAATCTGTGGTTTAAAAACATACTTGCCATCTTTCAAAGGTGGTGTGCTAAAGTATAATAAATCTCCTTTGTAATACCCCCTAAAGTCTTTTGGTATTGCACTATCAAACATAGGCATGATGCTTGCCATGTTAGCACCTAGTTGTTTGTATCCTTCTGGATCGTTACGTGCGCCGGGGCGGGCCATAAACATTTTTTGTACATCATTTCTTGTTGTTGTTTTTCCATCGTATCCTTTTGCTGTGAATCCTGATTTGTCTGTGAGTACGATTCTTCCATCCTCATTGCGTCCAAAAATGATGGCGGGAGACCCATCCCATTTGAGTGTGACATCTTCTACTCCTTTTTCTAGTTTCTCAAGGCTATTCAATACACGGATTGCACCTGCACTTCCGTCATAAAATAAAAAATCTTCTGCATGCTGTATCCTAGCATCTTCTGTCAACATTTTACGTTGAATGTTTTTAAATTCTACAAATCTCATAACATCCTCGTACTGTTTAACAACATTCCGCTAAGTTCTTTTATTCTATTAAGATGTTTATCTTCTAATGTTTGATAACTTTCCGGCAAGCCTTTACCTTGTTTTTGCATAGTATCTAACCAAGGAGCAATTAATTCATCAAAGTTTGGATCATTTCTTAAAAATTCAATCATACTTTCTACTGTATAGGTATCCTTTTCAGTAGCACCTGGTCCTAATAGTATAGGAGCAATTTCGCTCCAATCGTTAGCAATTACAGTATCTCCGTTATTTGGATCTACCACACCTTTGGTAGGACTAAATTTAAAGCCTCGTCCACGTGCAAGACTCGAAAGTAATATAGCTCTGTCTGCTCCTGTATAATTTTCTGTACCTCCACGCTTGGCGCCCTTTTGTAACTTTGGATTGTCTGTAAGCATAAAATCAGTCTGTACAAATCCATTGTCAGGATTACCCCTAATTGGAGTTCTAAAATGAATTTGTAGTCCTGCGTTTGCTACCCATCCTTGAGTGTAGGTTCTACCTTTGTTCATAATTTCTAGATCAGGGATGCCTTGTTTTTTACACCAAGCAACTAATTTATTAATTATTTCTTCTTTAGATACTTTTGTTGTGTCAGTGTTGAGATCTAAGTCACCAGATGAATTTTTCTCAAACGACCCATCTGGATCTTCTTTTTGTCCAGTAGTTCCTAACATGTCATCATCGATAAAATCAAATCCAAATGTTTGATTAATCCAATCTACAGTTGGTCTTACATCTGTAGTGGCTATTCTTTGGGTGATAGGACCTTCGTCATTCTTAAAAACATTGCCGCCTTCTTTAAGTATCATTTTTACTCTCAATAATTTTTGTTATCGCACGTTTGAACTTTCTTGGATCGCCAGTCCTAATGCTATTAATAAACCTACGTTCAAGTTCAGAAGCTGTTTCAACATCGTAATTTTTGTTTATTGTATTCAAAAGATTAATACTACTTTCGATAATATTGTTAGCAGTAGTTTCTATCAATAGATCGCTATGCGATGTAGTACCTATATTAGAAAGCTCTTGCAGTATACTTCTAGTGCGTTTTTTCATTGTACAACTCCGTACTTGTATTTAGTGTAAAATAAATAAGTGTGTATACAACAAGGAGGGTGCTATGTCGATAGCTAATATGAATTTCAAAGAAAGATCCTTACTTTTTGCAAAACTTGCTAAGATTGCTTATTATACAGAAAAAAAAGCAACAAGTCAAGCAAAAAAATTAGGTTTTACAACAACAGAATTTTACAATAGAGATGGTGCACAAGCATATAGATTTATGAATACCAAAGATATTGTAATTGCATGTCGTGGTACTGAACCTACTGAATGGAACGACATAGCGGCAGATCTCAAAGCTATACCAGTAATGGCTGAAACTGTAAGCAGAGTCCATAAAGGATTTAAAGAAGAAGTAGACGAATTATGGCCAATGGTGCTTGAAGATCTACAACGAAAAACAAATCAAAGTAAGACAATTTGGTTTTGTGGACATAGTTTAGGTGCCGCAATGGCAACAATAATGGCAAGTCGTTGCCATCTTTACCCAAGCATTAAACCTGTAGAAGAACTCTATACATTCGGTTCTCCTAAGGTTGGATGGCCTGGCTACGTAAGATCTTTGGCTGTTGAACACCATCGTTGGCGTAACAACAATGATATCGTTACGAAAGTTCCTTTATGGATAATGGGCTATAGACATCACGGCACATTGCACTACATTACAAGCGATAGTAAAGTAGGTAAGCCAGGCTTTGTAGACTGGTGCAAAGGAATGTGGGATGGAATCAAAAACAAAAAGTTTGACTCCATCGGTGATCATGATATCCAAGCATACCATGATCAGATAGAAAAAGCACTTTAGTAATATGGATTATTAAAGTTTGGATCGTCCATTCCGTCTACTGCTGTAACTTCAGGCACATAATGCTTCAACATGTTTTCAACACCCATTTTTAATGTTATAGTACTGCTGGCACATCCTGAACAAGATCCTTGAAGTAAAACCAAAACTCTTCCTGACTCCTCATCAAAGTCTTCTAACCTAATGTAGCCTCCATGTTGAGCTACAGCTGGTTGTATAGATTCATCTATAATATGATTAATTTGCTCTAATATTTCTTCTTTTGTACGTTCCATACTACTATTTATTGGCTCTGGGGGAAGGACTCGAACCTTCACGATAAATATTTTGCAGAAAATCTATCACACGATAAACCGTCGTGCGTGTCTACCAATTCCACCACCCCAGAATATTTTATGCCGCGCCTTTGAAAGCAGATTGATTATGCACAGGATCTTGTTGTTGCATAACCATTTGATCTGTTGCCGCTGTTTTATCAAGTGCCGCAATCATTCTAGTCATACCAATACCTCCACCTACTCTTGGAAAGAAATCAAATTCTAAAAACTTTTCAAGTTCTGCTTCAACACGTTCTTTTGTGAATAAGTCGTATAGTAATTCACTATATGCACCATCTGTAATTGTATGAAATGTATCACGCATCTGATCTACATCTGTTGAACGTTCTGCTGATCCTATTGTTTCCATACCGCCTAAGATAACATCTATTTTTTTACTAGTGCCTCCACCTTCATGTCTGCTCATATTCCAGAATGGAGATGTCATTTCAGGAAAGTCTGTGATCATTGTACTAATATATTCTTCGTGCATTTTAGTTTCATGTTCAGCAGTTAGTTCTTCTGTGTATGCAATATCATAATGCTCTTGCCATTCTCTATATGTCTTCTCCATTGCTACTGGCATGCCTAAGTATTCGCATAGTTCATATTCCATTGCTTTGAGATCGTTAATATCTCCTGGCATTTCAAATTCAAACATTGGAAATATTATATCGTGTCTGCCTGGAATAGCATTAGGTTCTTGTCTATAGGAAGTGGAGACACAAAAAAAGCCCTTACTATCGGGCTTGCTTAGGAGTTCGTGTTCTAACCACATTTGGCCTGTCTGCGGCAACGGCCAAACCTGACCTGCGTAGTTGTATGTTGCTACATTGAATGGATCTTCGCATGCGGCAAGTATGCTTAGTCTATTTTGTGTATGGACTTCTAAAAATCCTTTGTCCAAAAAAAATGACCTTAAAAGGCCAACTGTATCTGTAAATTTTTGTGGGTTTATTAATTGCGTCATTTGTTTTTTTCCTTTTCTTAAATTCAACCTAAAAAAAATTTGCCCAAAAAAAAATTGAGCAGTTTACTTCATTGTGTTATTTATCATTTGGTGTAAAACTTTCATTATAATCGAGAGCCGCTTCCAGTACAGTCATAGATCTATCTGCACTAAGTTGAGCACTCCTAACAGTAGCATGAGTGTCTTTAGGTAGGCAGTGTCCTCCGAACCCACGTTCTTCAGTTACGTGACTGTGACTGTCTCCTATCCTGCTATCAGCTGTAATTAACTGTCTAACTCTTTCAAAGTCTACTCCTTCACCTACGCAATAATCATAAACTTGATTAAAGAAAGTTACCTTTAAAGCAAGATAACTATTCCTTAGTTGTTTTGTTAATATTAATTCTTCGGGACTTGCAATGTCAACATTTATACGTCCTTTTGCATTTACAAACAAGTCACTCCAAAAGTTTACACTAGCTCCTCCAAACAAATAATCTTTCTTTTCTAATGCATCTTGTCTCCAATGTGCGGCTCTGAGAAATTCAGGGCTGAAAGTTATGTCTTTATTTTTACAATCACTTATGAGCCTCCAACCTTCTGGACTGATAGTGCTTTTAATCAGATACGGAACATCAGGTCCGTTGTTTATTACATCAATAACATTAGACACGTCACATGTTTTCATAAGTTTATGCGAAGGTGTGCTTACGCATATAATGATTGCATCCGCATGATTTAGGTCACCATAATGTCCTTTAATTGGATCGCTTATAATAATATCGTGTTGCTCGTTAAATATAATTTCATGTGCTTGGCCCACATAGCCATAGCCTGCTATTCCTATCTTCATTTTATTTTATCCCATATCCATTCATGACAGTAAAACATAACACTTCCAGCAGGAATACTAGCAAGTGATAATCCTAGTGTGTACCATAAGTCACCTCCTGTCACTAAGGCATAGCTCATAAACCAAGCCAGGCCTAGAAGTTGCCATGTACAGGTTTTTATTATTCTTCTATATTTCATTACGCATAATACATTGCTTTAAGTGTTATAGGATTAGACCCTGTTGCATGTCCGGCTATCTTTGTATGACAATCTCCTCCTAT